TTTTTTAATATATAATGGACATTTTTTAATCAATTCCGCAGCATATATTACTCGTTCTAACTCTCCAATTTCATAAGCATTATATATAATATGATTTTCATTAACATCAGATAAAAATGCTAACATCATAGTTTGTATTTCATCTACCTCTTGCTCTGTTGTAATAAACATTGTTGGCTCTTTAGTTCCATTATCAACCCATTTACCTAAATCTGAATCATATATTTTATCACAAGCTATTGAACAAGCATCTGCAATCATACTACGTGTTTTTCCAACACCTGTTGCCGCAGACCTTAAATAAAATTTCTTTAAACGGGCACCACGTGTAACTGTATTAATAAGAGGTCCATACATTGGATATCCAATTTCAGGTCTTTTTTGTAGATTTTCAATTAATTCAGTCATTCTTTCTCCAGCCTGGATAAAATCTTCATTTGAATCATCTACATATTTCATTCTTATTTCAGTAATTTTTCTGTCTATTAAATCTGCTATTGAATCAAGAGAAGAGTTATCTAACCAATCCTCTTGAGCTTGTTTCTTTTTTACATCTAATATATTATTAATATCATATAACCAAGATAAATCCATTCCCGCGTTACTATACATACGAAGCAATGTCATTTTTTTAACTCTTTGATAATAATAATCAAAAGTTGATAATTGTATATTTTCTGTTATTTTTTGTAAATATTCTGCACCTTTATATGTTTTATAAGTTGCTAAACTTTTAGGTCTATCTTTTAAATAATCTTCTATTGTATTAATATTAACTTCTTTTGCTCCAAGAGCATGAAGATTATAAATAGAACCAAATAATATTTTATGAAATTCTTCAGTAAAATCATCTTCATTGAAGAAATATCTTTCATCATCTAATAAAGAAGGATTTTGATAGATGCACCCTATCACTTGAATAGTTGCTGATAAATCTACATATTTTGCCATTTGCTACCCTCCTAATCTTCATTATCATCTATCTTAAATAATTTTGTTGGATTTGTATAAACTCGAGGAGATGCTATCTCTACTTCTTCAACCTTAGGTTTATATTCTCCAATATTATCATTAACTAATTTTGCCAAATATAGTGTATAATAATATTTTTCGGCATCATCATAAACATATGGGACTATTCCAATACCATCTTTAGCCAATTCTGTTGTATGCCCTTGTATTTCATACCACCAGTATAAAGTCTTTAACATTCCGGAATAACTATACCCATATTCTTCTCTAAAATCTTTAATTTGTTTTCTTGTTTTTGCATTAATAGTATTTATTTTAAATAATTTTTTTATATATAATTCTAAACTATTATAATCTTTTTCATCTTGCGGAATTGTGGCTTCTACTTTTTCGGCGCAAGTTTTATGCGCATATCGTCTAGAACTAACTTCTATAGCCGGCTCTAAATCTCTATCAAAGCGGATCCCGCAATATTTACAAGTAACAAAATGTGCCATACTCTATACACCTTCTTTTCTTCTTTATTATATTATAACATAATTTTAAGTAAAAATCAAAAAAGAGAAGATATAGTTTATGTCTAGATGTCTTCTCTTTATTACTCCTCTTTATTCTTATTTTATTAAATCTTCTAAATCAATTACAATAAGATTAAGCATTTCAACTTGGTCTCTTGTGCATTGACTAGCTTTTTTACCTTTACCAAGATACTTTTCAGTAATTTGTGTAATTTTAGGTGTCCATACTTCTTCCATTTCTTTTTCAGTATGAGAAGTTATAATCTTTGTAACTATTTCTTCAAATTTTGCTTTTACAGTATCAAAATCTAATTCTTCTATTTTAAATTCATTCTTTTCATTAGTTACAAATTCTGCACCTTTTTCTTTTGCGGCAGCATCTATAGCATCATTAAGTGCCTTTACAAGAGCATCATAATTAGCAGGCACTTCTTCTACCATATGTTTGAAGCGGCAACCGCATGTTACGCTACCATCTTGAGAACGTAATCTAATCTTACGAGTTGTAACTCCATCTGTTGTGTCTGCATACATATAACCATAAATATCAGCCATATTTTCGATTATTCTATTATAAGTATCTGATACAGAAGGTCTGATAATTGAAAATTCAGAACCATCTGATTTTTTAAAGCTACCTTCTTTATAGTGAGCAATGAAATATACTGCATATCCTAATTGAGCTATTGAACGGAATACTTCTTCAAATTCTTTTTTAAGTAAAGTCCATCCTTGACCATAAGGAATTTCTCCTAGAGCATTAACTCCATTTTGTCCGCATATATATTTTTCGCATTGGATTGCCGCAACATCTACGGTATCTACTATAATAGTTGAAAAGCTTCCTTTATTTTCAGGTTTCTTTAATTCTCTTACTACTTGTTTAATTTCTGACCAAGATGAAATATCTTGAGCAATAATTCCAGCTAAAGCGTTATAACCGCGTTCAAATGCTAGTAATAATGGTTTAGGCATATCTGCACCTAAAGAAGTTTTACCTACTTTTGGCGCTCCATATATATAAGTAATATATCCACTTAAATCTCTACTTACTTTATGAGGTGTTAATTTTTGTAAATCTATAGCCATTTTATATTTCTCCTTTTTCTTTATTCTTATATATTAAATAAGGAGGAGGCTACGCTCCTCCGTTTATAGAGTCTTATTAAAAATTAAATGTTCCTTTAGCTGCAGTTACAGTAGTAGTTGTAGTTGATGGTGTAGCTGCTGGAGCTGGAGTAGATCCTCCGTCTCTTTGAGCTCTATATTCTTCACTACGTTTCTTTGTGTCTGCTAACATTAATTCTCTATCTTGCATAGCCTTTTGAACTTCAGCAACAGTTAATACAGTTTCATCTCCAAAATCATATGGTACTTTTGATGTTCCTGTGATAATCCATTCTCTTATTTTTCTTTCAAAAGTTCTAACAGCTTCTTCTCCAAATGCAGTTTCTTCTTTTACTTCTTTTGCGATTGAACCACAATTAATTCTACCCCATACTTTTGTGAATACTGGTTCATTTTGAGATGCATTTAAATCTTCAAAATATCCCATACCTTCATCATTTCTAACGATAAAATCAACAGGTAATAATGCATTTCTAAAATTAAATATAGCACCTTTAACTACTACATAATCTTTATCTATATTTTTTTCAGGGTCAGCTTCAACTCTTGTTACATTTGTGATTAACATATCAGTTGTAAATGTGTTTCTCTCATTCTCTGGACCTAAATCAGATATGATTGTAACAAATCCACCTTCATTTACTTTAGTTGATACTAATCTATCATCTTGTGTATAAAAATCATTTAATGCTAATGCAGTATCAATTCTTACTTTTAATGCTTCATCTTTTCCATCTGTAACCCAAGTTTTGCCACCATTGATAATTCTATCTAAATTCGTATAAGTTGCATTTTTATTTCCTGAGTTTGTTGTTTCTACAACATATGTAAAGTGTACTGGAATTACTACTAATCCTTCTTCGTCAACAGCAACTTCAATATTACCTGATATAAATTCTTTACCAAAGTTTTGAGATGCTTGATTTTGTACAGTTTTCTTTACTAAATTATGTTGATAAATTCTACCTTCTACTCTTTCAGTATTAATCATTTTTTTCATTTACTTTTTTCTCCTTTTCTAATTATTCTTTTAATTTTCATTTTTCTATATTAATATTATATCAAAAATTTTTTTAATCGTCAAGCTGAGTTTCACTGCCTAAGGTTGTCAGTTCATATGTCACAGGGTTTGTAGCTTGTTTGCGGCAATACCCCTCATTAAGTAACTTTTTCATAGCTCCAGATACTGAGCGTGGAGGCATAAATAATAATTCTCCTAATTGTTTTGAACTAAAAGTTTTATATGTTGCTTGATTTTGTTGCATACAAATAAGTATTTTTCTACCATTTTCAGTAAAAGTGTTTTGAGTTTTTTCTTTTAATTCAGTATAAAAATCCATTGCCGCAGGACTAAAATATTTTGTATATATTTCTAATTCTTTTAAAAATTCATTCATTGTCATATTATTTCCCTCCCTATCTATCTCTCTTTATATAATGATAATGACTTCTTGATACTTCGTTACATATATGTAATTTAAATGCATCATTAGTATTAAACCACCATTCATTTTTACAATGTTTATCATATTGAGCTTCTGTAATTCCTGTTTTTTCAATTAAAGAAGTTTTTATATTTGCTTGAATAGTAGTTAATAACATATTTTTGCTATAAAAAGTAGACTCATTTTCTTCTTCAACTGGCTTTTGGAAAATATTATCTGTAAACATAAATGTTGAATTTGCATAAGTAAATCTTTTATGTCCAGCTAAATACACCAAAAAACTCTCTTTATGCACAGAGCCAATATTAAAAGTATAAACAGGTGTTTTAGATATTTGAATTGAATTAGCGATTGTAATTGCTGCGTCTAAACTTCCACCAATTGAGTTTATATAAAGTTTAATAGGTTCTCTTTCAGATAATGAAATCCCCATTTCGTCATCTGCTAAATTCCAAAATCTAATATAAGCATCAATAGATTCAGCAATCTGAGGCGTTAAAGTATCTAATTGTAATTCTCTATTACTAACTTTCACATACTTTGGAATATCTTCAAGAGAAGTAATATATTGTTTATTTTTGTTCATTCTTTTTAGAAAAGATAACCACATATTATTTTTCTCCTTTCATTTTCTAATTATATTATATCATTTTTTATTTAATAAATCAAATTAGGAATTTTTAATTCCCTTATTAGAATTGTATCCATAATCATATGAATTATATAAATTGATATAAAAGGCTTCTTTTTCATTCAAATCTGCGGCAGCACATTCCTCAAGCATTTCAAAAGTAAAGTTATCAATTCCTTCTTTATACATAGCTTGATATAATTTATTATTTGCGGGAGCGTCTATTCCAAGACCGCATTTCATATGTTCACGCCATCTTTCTCTAATTTTTTTAGCTTGTCCTATATAACATAATTTATTTGTTTTATTTGTAATTTTATATATTCCGCATTTTTCTTCTGTTCCCAATACTCTTGCAGCAAGTCCATTTGCTTTTTTAGAATAATATGTCTGTCATATAATCATGCGGATAGGTCTAGGGTCACGGAGTTCATTTTCAATAGATTGTAATATTTTTATTTCTCGTTTATCTACATCATCAATAGATAAAGAATAATATTCTGCTTGTTGTTGTATTTTTTCTTCTTCTAGTTGTGCTTGAATTGCAGCGGCGCGGGTTGCAGAAATTTTATCTAGATCTATGCGGATTCGATCGATTTCCGCGTTAACTTTATTTTGTATATCTCCATAGCTTTTGTTTAATAAATCTATTGCCGCATAATATTCTTTTTCTTTCAATTCGTATTCTTTATCTAAGGTATCCATATAATTTTCAAACGCATTTCTAGATATTTGTTCAGATTCTTCTATTGACTTTTGTATAATATCTAATTCTTTTTGTTTTTGTTCATAAAAATTATTTATTAATCTTTGTTTTTCTAATAGATTTTCATTTTCTTTATATATTTTTTCATTTTCCCTTTTAATTTCTTCATTTATTGTTTCTATTTCTATGTGTTTATTTTTTTCTTTATTATTTTAATAAAATAATACGCAAGAAACAATTAAAAGTATAAAAATTAATCAATACATAATATCACCTTTTTAAACAAGAAAAGCAGAGGATTACCTCCTCCGCTTTCCTATGTTAGATTTTTATTAAAAATTATTCAGCTTTTGTTTCTTCAGCATCTGGATTAAAAGCTTTTCCTTCGTCAGTTAATCTGATGAATTTAACTGATTTATGGCTTCCATCTTTTAATTCGATTTCAGCAGGAATTCTTTCCATTAATCCTTTTCTTTGGAATGCAGATGTAACGATACCATTTACTTGTTTAGTATCTAATCCTGTTCCTTCTGCGATATCAGCTGCAGTAATATTCTTACCGTCATTAGCTTTTACAAATTCATAAACTGTTCTACTATTTGGTTTTAACATAATTCTTTCTCTCCTTTTTTTATTCTATTTTGATGTTTTTCATCTTTTTTATTTTACATATATATTATATCATAAAAATTTTACTTTGTCAAAAAATTTTCATTAGTTATATATGCATCTATAGCGAGCATTTCTTCTACTGAAAGAGATTGAATAAGTTGCTCTATCTTACTCATATTTTCTTGAACGTTATTTCCGAGTTGGCATTCTTTTTCATATTTAATTATCTGTTCTGCTAACTCTTTTAGTTTTTTCTCATCTTTCATATATATATTATAACAAAAAATTTTTTATAAATCAAACATATCCATGAAAGTTTGCTCATCAATAATCTGTTTGCCCAATTCTTTAGCTCTTAAATTTTTACTTGATGTTGAATTAATGTCGTTATTTATTAAATAATCCATATTTGCGGAAACTGAACCTACTACCTTTCCGCCTAATGAAGTAATAAAACTAGATAATTCATCTCTATTTTTCCATTGTTTGATTTTTCCGGTTACACAAAAAGTTAAACCTTCTAATTTTTGTTCTTTCCTTTCTTCTATTTTATTATTTATAGTTAAGAAATTTTCTACAATATAATCTAATTCATCATAATTATAATTTTTTAATGATTTATTCATTTCATATCCAAAACCATCTATTTCTGAAAAATCAAAACTCCCGATGGCTTCTCTAAAATCTTCGTATGTATTGAAGATGCTTGCGATTTGTCTAGCCACTGTTCTACCAATGAGTGGAATTCCTGCTGCACTAATAACGGATTCGAGGTCAGTATTACTGCTTTCTCTGATGGATGTGATAATATTGTTAACAGACTTTTCTCCAAAACCTGCCTTCTTCTTCCAATCCTCTGCATACGCATCAAGTATGAATACATCTTTGATTCCATTAACCCATCCCCAATCTATTAATTTTTCTATTGTTGCTTTTGATAAACCCTTTGCATTTAAACCTTTTTTACTAAAGAAATGTTCTACTCTATTAATTAATTTACCTTCACAGTGTTCATTATCGCAAAATAATACTTCAACATCATTTTCTTTTTTTATTTTTGTTGAATAGCCGCAAATAGGGCAGCTTGCAGGATAAGAAAAATATTCTTTAGTTTTCTCGTCATCTTCTTCTGACCAACTTAATTGAGGGATAATTTGATTAGCTTTAAAAACATTTATTTTTTGTCCTTTCCAGCCAAGTCTGTATTGAGTTCCATGAAGAGTTTCTCTAGCAACGCTTAAATTAAATAAGTTTGCTCTTGAAACCTCAGTTCCATCTATATCAATAGGTTCAAATATAGCTACTGGTGTTAATACTCCAGTTCTTCCCATGCTCCATTCTATATTTTTTAAAGTGGTTTCATATTCTTCATCATAAAATTTATATGCCAATCCGCCTTTGAAATGATGGTCTGTTTTGCCTGCGGCAATATATTCATCACAATTATCATATTTAAAAACTAATCCATCAATTGGATATATAGAACTAGATTTTTTTACTATTTCTATAATTTGCTCTATTGTTTCATATTCAGGTAAATTAATTTCAAAAGGAACAGTAGTGAAACCTAATTCATCTGCCTTTAATAATTTGCTACTTAATCTATCTTCATCTAGACCTTTTATAATATCCCATACTACAAAAGTAAGATTTCTCATAGAACTTTCTTTACTATCTAATAATCTTATACTACCACTTGCAAAATTTCTAGGGTTTTTATATTCTTTTTCAAAATTTTTGAAATCATTATAAGTACAAATTATTTCTCCATCTATAATTAATTCTTCTTTGTAATTAATTTTATTAGGGATATTTTTTACCTGTAAAGCATTATGAAGAATATCTTCTCCTTCAATACCATTTCCGCGGGTTTCCGCAGATACTAATTTTCCATCTAAGTATCTTAATGAACAAGTTAGACCATCCATTTTTGCCATACAAATAAAATTTTTATTACCTAAAAAAGATTTAATTGCATCTATTGATTTAGTTTTGTCTAATGATAACATAGGGTGATTATGTTTTACTTTATTTAATTTATTTACGACTTGATAATTAACACTTTGAGTTGGGCTATCTGATAAATAAATATTATATAGAGTTTCTAAAATTTGAAGTTTAAAATACATATCATCCCATTCTTTATCACTAATTGCGGGATGTCCTTCATCGTATAACTTTGTATAATAATTTAATTTGTCGATTAATGTTCTAATTTCATTTTCCATAATCTTCACCATTCCTTTATATAATAATTATATCATTATTTTAAAAGAAAATCAAAAAAGTGACTTTTAGCAAGTCACTTTATATGGAGGAGTTAGTTCTTTATCTTGTTCTCTTGTGTTTGTATATGTTATAGTTGTTCCATTAGGTTTAACTGTCCATGGGATATTTTGTTGAGATTTTAATTCTTCATAACGACCTTTAATTATTAAAAGTTCTTTATATTCTTCAAAAGGAATTTCAATAGTTAAAGGAGTTGTATAATTTTTTGTTTCTTGTGCCATATTTTGTACATGCGGAAACCGGTTACCGGGCCTAAGAGACTGGTTAAGAATTGTTTAACCGGCTGCCGCGCTCCTTTCTATAATTTTACAACTGAATTAAGTTGTCCATTTTTAATCATCAAATTGCCTGTCGCAGTG